GGCGAACCGCCTACAACCAGGTCGCCAGCAACAACAGATCCGGAAAGCGATCCGCCGCGGGTAAAATTAACATCGCCGTAACGCAGATAAGATTCTCCTACAACAGTGGGTTTGGAATCTGAATTGGGTTCTTCTTTGCCCATACCGCCGAACTGTGTTTCCAGTTTTACAAAGTCTCCACGTTCGCCACTGATTTTTACCGATTTTCCGAACAGTCCGCTGAAACGTTTTGCGGCGATTCCGTCATACTCCACCATTGTCAATGAAGGCAATATAATGTTCACTAAATCGCGCTCGATATAATGCCGATACACGGTGGGGTCATTGGTATTATCTGGCTGATCTGTGGTCACTTTACCCATAACCATGGACAGGAAATGAGACATGTTGTGTGGCATGGCACGTTGCTGATGGCTGCCATCGAGTTTCCAATTGAGAATTTCCTGCATAGCCGGTTCATTGAGTCCGGTGGTTTCATTTTCATCGGTTTGTACTTCATTGGGTTGGACATCCGTGATCGGTCCTTCAAAATTGAACGCGGTTGCCAGGGCCGCCGGAGTTCCGTAAGCTGATTCTTTTGCTGTAGAAAACCCGCGCCACCCTGTAGTGATTCGTTTCGTTGCCATAAAATAGTCCTCAAGCCGCAAGAGTAGTCCGCCCTTGCATTTAATATTATTGAATTAATGAACGACCTCGCCGCAAGCGGACGGGGCATCCTAATGAACCTTTATTTTAAAAGGCGTGTCACACAAGCCACGGGGAATTAAACCCACTTTGTGGGATTAAAAAGAAGTGGTCAGTTCAATTTGCGCGGTGGAAGTAGAAATAAAATAATAGTATTCCCCTTTTTTAAATTGTTCCTCGGTGGTATTGACACTTTGAACAAAAGCATCGATGCCCAGATTATTGGCAGAGCTTTTTTGTTTTTCCAAAACACGTTCAATATTCTGCACAAAAGTATGATGAATAGTCATTCCGGATTGTGCGTTCCGTTGCCGTGTCACCGCCACCACCTGCGCAGGAACGGTTTCTCTTATTTCATTGGTCGTTTCCGTTTCCTGCTGCTTGCCCTCTGAATTAGGAACAATGGCAATGGCCGGAAGATCATCTGTGGAAAAAAACCGCGCATCCTTTTCATCCTGAATAGAAAATCCGCGTTTATGGGTCTCAATCGTTTGAATGTTGTTCCCTATCCAAGTATCGTTTTGTAACGTTGTTTTAATAGCGTTACCCAAAGCCGTATAATCGGTCACCGATTGTCTCCAAATTGTTTTTTAAGGGCTTTATCAAATATTTCACCTGTTTGTAACGAGGCTTCTTCTACAGCATCTCCCAAAACTCGAAAGGCTGGCGTCCCCGGGTGCTTCACTTCCTTGACCGGATGCCTGGCCCCCGGCCAGAACAAAAGTTTATTGTTCTTTGGCCGAATGATATGAGGCCGACTGCCAAATTCAATAATTCCGGCAATGGGAGAGTCGCTTTCCAAACTACCGGTAAAAGAAACTCGACCGCCTTTAAAACTGGAGTGAATGGACTGAAAATAAGCCCCAGTTCCTCTTCCAGGTTTACGACTGGGAGAACGAACTCGATCTTTTGCAAGTTGTTCGGCCTCATTAGTGAGATGGCGACCTGTTTCGCTTGCCACATTTTTCATTCCCATTGACAGGTTTTTAAACAGCTTTTTAATTTTTTCAAACGAGTCAAACTCAATTAGGATGGACATACTTGAATCCAGTTTAAAATTTTAAAGCTGAACCAGCCTGTAAGGTTCCCAAAGCATTATTACCAGGGGTGGAATCGGTATCTGATTCATCTCTAATAACCCTAGAGTAGATTCATCCGATTCATATAATTTAGATTTATTTGCAAACATCAGTTTTATCCATTGCAACATGCCCTGTTTAATTCCTTCGGGCACATCACTGGCAGCCGATCCATAACCCGCGATAAACTCGACTTCAACCGCGCTGAATTTTCTCAGCGAAGTAGGCCAGGAACTGTTGTCATTCAAGGCGACCCTTCCCGGAGAAGATGCAGTATCGACAAAATAGTCACTGACATCAAAAGTAGCCGTGGAATTATCGCTATCGTAGGTCTTTATAAAAATAACCGATTGCATAGGAGGTCGAGGAATGATGATGACCCGCCCATTCAATTTATTCAGCGTATTCCCCGGCCGGAAAGGAAATTCATCCAGCCAAAGCGTCCATGTCTGCGTTAAAAAAGATCTGCGTGTCCATTCCTCAGCCCGTTGTCGAATTGCCGTAATCATTGAAGAAATCAAAGTATCATCGTCACTATCATCAATACGTAGAAGACTTTTGGCTTCGACAAGGGTGACCGGTTCCATAAGAGGTGGAGTTTTTAGTTTTAAGGCCATTATTTTTTAACCAATATTTTTCGAGTCTTGGCTCTCTTATTTTCTGGAGCCTTGCCTAGGTTTTTAGTTTCATTTTTCTTGGCCCAGCGTTTGCGAAGAAAAACTTTTGCAAGTTCATCCGGCATATCGATAATATCGTCAGCGCAATAGGTAACAACCGAAATACCATCGGGAGAACCCTCCCGAGTTTTAAGCATTTTAATTTTCATAATTTTACCCAAAAAGATTTCACCCTTTCCCGGAAACCCGGGAAAGGAAAAATATAAGATCAAATAGCAGGAGCATGATGTGGAATACCGCGAACCACCAACACTGCTACCTGGACACCTGTGGTAGCACCCGCAATGGTCAAAACAGAGCGAACATACCGTTTGTTTCCTTTGTATCCAACACGCTGATTCATATCTGAAGACAAATCAACCAACGAACCTTCTTGATCGCTTGCATTTACATCATTCCAATTTGAGTTGTCATCCGACTCCTGAATCTTCGGTGTATGTGTGCCATCGGTGACTGTACCAACGCTGAACACCACGGCCGATCCGTCGAATGCGCGGAGGTCTATCCCCGCCCCATTTACATCAGCTATGTAATCATCAGGATCAATAGAATTGACCGCATCAAAATTATTTTTTATATCTCTCATTTATTTCTCCGTTAATTTTTTTTATTTAACAACCCCCTCAATCCCCCTTGACAGGGGGAAGTTTTTTAACTCCCCTCCCTTCACAGAGAGAGGAAAGGGGAGAATTTGATTTTATGCGGCTGTCTTTTGAATAGCGAAGGCTTCGAAATTTGCCACATCGCCACCGGTGCGCTTGGTTGTGTAAAACAAAACGAACGGTTTCGAGCTGAATGGATCGCGAAGCACACGTAGTCCCATGCGATCAACAATCGTATAAGCTTGACTAAAATCACCGAATGCAACAGACAGGGAATTGGCCGCGACTTGTGGCATATCTTCCATACGTTCAATTGCATGGCCCAGCAAGGTTTGTGGTTCGCCTTCCTGAAATCCCGGCTGCCAGATATAAGAACCACTGGAATCTTTCAGTTTAGAAACTTCTTCAATCGCGCTACGCGACATCAACCACTTTGCATTGGGGATGTATGGACTTTTCAAGGCATAGAAAAGTGTGCGTAGTCCATCAGCGGTCAGTGAGCTGGCATTACCGCTATTGATTTGCTGTACTTCGCCCGGATTTGTCATGCCTGCCGTATAGGTCAAAATACCGCGTGGCTTTCCTGTTCCATCACCGTTGATGAACGAAGCGTTTTCGATGCGCGACATTTTTTCGGCAATCTTCATCGACAACCATGTTTCAACATCGATGCGTGAATCGTCTAGCAATGTTTGTGTTGCTTTCGGCATTGCATAAAGTTCATGAACAGGAATGCGGCGCACGCCAATCTGCGGCGTATTGGTTTCGGGCCTAGCAGCACGTTCACTCGTCCAACCACTGTCAGCCTCATTAAGATCTTCAGGAATTTCCAAAGCATCAGTAGATATTGTTTCCACCGTTGCCAGTTTCCGCATAGGAGAAGTTTCAAAAACTTTCTGTACTGCACGCTCAGAAATTTCTGGAGTCATCCAGTAACCCCCATCCGGGTCGCTGTCTGAAGAAAGAAGTTTGACCTCTTCAGCTGACAATAACCCTTCCCCTTTTCGTAAGTAATGAACCACTGCCTGTTTTCTTGCATGTGAGTGGGGGTCGTATTTATCATTTTCATCCAGTGCCATTCCTGGGCGATTCAATTTCGTTTCAACTCTCTCAATACGCTCTTTAACCTCGGTCAGGCTCTGGATTTCCTTTGCAATGCTATCTACCTGTTTCTCCAGAACCGGGTCGGCATACCCCTTTTTCTGAATTTCAGATAACCGCTGGTCGTTTTTCGTTTTGTGCTCCAGAAAGGCCTGATTGAGCTCTTCAACAAGTTGTTTAATCTCTTCCATTTTCTTTCTTCTCCTTCAAAAAGAAACCCCCGCCCAGCCCCTATGAATAGTCCCTATATAGTAAGGAACCTTTTCAATATTTTTGGGGCCAAACGAGGGCAAAATTAGTTGTATTTAGTAGATTATGCCTCTTTTACTGTATTCAATAATTGGCGCAAAGATTGCCGAAGCATCCTTGTATTCTGATAATCGGCTCCTTTTGTCCATGAGTGGGCTTTACCCGGCTCATTTTTAGTGGCAAGGAGTGATTTTAAATTGCGGATCGCTAACCGGGTTTGCTGAGAGTCCATTCCCACAGCATTTTTCAAAAATTGGCCGATCATTTCTTCTTTAGACTTCACGCTGATGATCCCCGCCTGCTGGTTCATTGGAAACGTGACAACGCTGTATTCCAATAGTTGAACTTCTTTCAAGCGACGGATTTCTGGACGGCGAGGATCTGCCTCCTCTTTAATAACTCGAAAGCCAATAGAAAGACCGGTACGGCCGCCGATGCTTTGCGCCATCTTCATCAAACTATGACGCTCCCGTGCGGTAGTCACATTGAGATCTAGTAACCCGCGGACAAATAATCCACGTTCGTCTTCATACGCTTCAACATTCCAACCAATTTGG